TTAACCAAGTTCTTCCAAGATTGTGTTTCCATAACGCATCTTGAAATCTTATCAGAAATTTCTTCCTTATTTTCCAATTCATCAACCCAATCACACACTTGTTCAAATGTGAAATCAGGCTCTTCTCTTTTTACATACAAATTGGCTTTCAATCCGGCATAAACCATTGCATACAATAATCCTGATATTGTTTCAGTATCATTGTACTTTGCAATTGTTTCAATAGCCAATTGATTAAATTTTAATCCTCTTTCTTTTCCTCCAATTGTGATTTGTAGATAACTCATTTTATTTTATTTTTTTTAATTATGGATAAATGCGTATTTCAATAGTGCAATTAGTTAAAAAATCACCTATTGTTGTTTCTGAATTTGTTACATCAACATCAAGAGTTTGAATTTTTATATTGCTTGAATCTTCCCAATTAGCAGTAGTAAAAACAAAATTACCATTACCACCTGCACCACCATTATCATTTTGATTTATTAAAATGAAAGTTTTAAATTGTGAAAATTGACCTCCTGAACTTTCTATATTATAACTTCCTGCTTGTATTCTTGTAAATGCTAAATCACCAATATTATCTTTGAAAACTTGGTTATCAAATTGTTCATTCAATGTATCCCAAATTAAATTAGCTGCAAATACTTTATATCCCATTAAAATATCTGATGTTGCTTTCTTTGTTGTTGCACTTTGGACTAAAGGTATTTCTTCTGTTCCTGATACGCTTGTTGCTGAAGGTAATTCACTAATCTTTGTTCCCATGTTATTCTATTTCTAAAATTAAACCTGATTCTGTTAAAATATCAATTGAATCTTCTGTCATTATTGAATCAACTTGACCAAATATAGTTAATGTTGGAGTTCCTTTTGGATAAAATGTTGCATTAAAATTACCAACATCATCAAATGAATAAGAAGAAGATACGGCAGAAAAAAATGCCTTACCTTCTTCTATTTCATCACCTATTTGTGGAGTTAGCGGAGTAATTTTAAAACCGAAAATCTCAAAATTTCTTAACAAATTTCTAAATCCAGTTCCTGATATTTTTGGAGGACCACCAAGTAAATCTTGCAATAATAATCCTTCTATGTTGTAAGATAAATCATTTATGCCAGCGAGTTTTTTATACCCACAAGCAGAAGAAGCATCTATTGCTGCTACTGAATCATTCTTATTTATACTTTTCAGGCATACTACTGTACTATAAGTTGTTCCACCATTTGGATCAATCAATAATAGCATAGTTGATGGCTGAACTTTATGCTCTGCCATAATCTATGTTTTATTAAGATTCAATTGTCAATGTTGGAGTACCGATTGGTTGCAAAGTTCCACTAAATGTACCTACTGAATCAAAGGAATAAGTGCTTGATAATTCAGAAAGAAATCCAGTTCCACTCTCAATCTCATCTCCAACTACTGGACTAACTGGTTCAATCTTCCATCCAATGGTTGTTTTATTACGCAATAAAACTCTAAGGTCTGTTCCTGAAATTTTACCACTTGTTGGATCTTGCAAATGCTGTCCTTCAAATGTGTAAGATATATCAAGAACTCCGGGTGATTTGTCTGGTCCGCAAGCTGATGCTGCATCAATAACATTCACCGAATCGCTTTTACCTACTGATGTTAAGCACACTACTGTATCATAAGCTGTGCCACCTGCTGGATCAATGAAAAGCAACATTGTTCCACCTTGTACCTTGTGTTCTGCCATTTTTTTATTTTTTAATTGTTAACTTCAAAAATATCTTGTTTAAAAACCAATATCCTACTTATATAAACTCTGCCATTCAAATTACCCAAATTTTGAGTAGTATCTGATTGCTTTGTCAAATTTAACATTTCTAATTCAAATTCCGATAAATCTAATACACTATTTGATGTAGGTTTTATAGCATCCAAAATTAACCCTACTGCCTCATTTAGATTCTTAGAGTTATTGTATTTATATTCCCAACTATGAACAGAAACCTGAATGGTAGCGTTATGGTCTATGCTGCTTTTTGTACTCG